GACGTCTACGATTGGAACGCCGACGCCTTGCTCATCTACGACTCCGCCATCCGCGGCGTCATCAACTGACCCTTTCCCATTATGAAGAAAAACACCCTCTCCCCTCACGCTGAGATCAGGCTCATCCCTGGCACGCAGTACATCCTCCTCCCGGATAACAAGGTCGCCCGCCTCCTCACGCCCACCGTCCGCCCCTCCGGCGACAACTACAACCTCCGCATCGACGGCCGCACGCGTCAGTTCACGCTCGAGGCCATCAAGGCCATCATCGCCGGCGCCGACCCAGCCACCGTCGGCAACAAGTAAGACCATGTCCTGCGCTTACTTCTTCAATTACAAGACCTCGGGCGGCTGGAATGCCTTCTTCAACCCCGAGTGCATTTCCCACATCTACCCGAAGGCCGGGCTTACCATCGTCGCCATGACGAACGGTTACGAATACACCTTCGACGGCCCCATGGAAGACTTCCTCGAACGCATCCGCAAGGACATCGCCGAGGCCACCCGCAGCCTGATCTAATTTCCCACATGAGCACCACGCCCAAAACCCAGTCCGCCACCGCTGACCTCGTCGCCGCCCTCGCGCAGCTCGACAACGTCAAAGCAAACAAGGTCGTTAAGGCCAACTTCACCGCCAAGTACGTCTCTCTCGACGCGCTCCTGGACGCCGTGAAGCCCGTCCTCCTCGACCACAACCTCGCCCTCATCCAGACCCTCGTCTCCCAGGAGGGCAAGATCGGCGTCTCGACCGCCTTCCTGCACGTCTCCGGCGAGCGCTTCGACTTCGGCACGCTCCTGATGAAGGCCGAAGGCCTGACCGCTCAACAAGTCGGCGGCCTGATCACCTACGCCCGACGGATGTCGGTCAGCACGGCATGCGGCATCAGTGTCGACCTCGACGACGATGGTTCTATGGCCTCTGGCTTCCGTTCTGCGGCCGTTTCTTCCCTTCCCCCTGCCACCACCCGCCCCCTGACCAAATGAGCGACCCTAAGGACTTAAACCCCTTCGACCCCATCTCCGCCGCCATGGGGGCCTTGCACGGCCAGAACCTCCTCGCGGCCAAGGACGCCCGCATCCGTCAGCTCGAGGAACGCCTCGAAGGCATGCGCGAGGCCGGCGACCAACTCTGGTACTGCGTCCGCCACGCGCAGCGCATCCATGCCGACGAGCTCATCGAGGCCATCGAGGAATGGCAGGAGGCCCGCAACCATGGCTGAAAACTAATGAACCTCGATTACTTATCCATTCTGACAAAACTCTGCCTAGCCGCGCTGCCAACAATCGCATTCATGGTCACCATTATCACCATTGACTGTATGTTTAGTGATGGCGACCTTGAACGCCGGTTCGATTACCTGCTCTCAAGCGGCATGATTTTCTTTGCGGCTGTTTATCTCTGGCAAAACCAATGACCAACATCCCCAAGGGCATCGAGAAGATCGCGGCGACCGTCCCGCGTCAGTTCGCCCTCCTGCTCCTCCTGGACGGCTACCCCTACGTCGAGATGACCGCCCGCAAGTCGGCCGACTTCATGACCGACCTGAACGCTTGGAAGCGCAAGACCTACCCGTCCCTCGCCCGGTCAGACGTCCGCTTCTTTACCCTAGCACCCACGGGCGAATTGAAAGAACTTACCTTCACCAAATGACGAACCGCGAATACCTGAGGAACATCCTCGGCCAGTTAGCCGGAGAAGTCGCCGCCCTCCGCCCGACCCCTGACGAGTCTGTCACGCTCGCCGGCTCCGACCTGATGCAACTTCAGATCGCCATCAATGAGGCCGCAGCCGAACTTGAGCGCCTGGACGTCGAGAACATCGAGGAGGCCTATCACGTCAAACCAGTCTATGACCGCATCAAGGCTGTAATCGCCCACGAGCGCGTCCTCCGCAATCAGCTCGACCGCATCGCCCTCGCCGCCGACAACGCCATCGACCTGTGCAACCTCCTTTCGGCGCACGTCGAAGAGCACGGCCCGCACGACGACGACGCCGCCCTCTGACCTTTCCCACCAAACCCGCACACATATGCCACAGATCCACGACCGCAAAGAGTACCGCGCCTTCCCGGCGTTCAATCAGTCCGCCGCGAAGCACATCCTGACCTCGCCGGCTCACTACCAGGCTTACATCAACACGCCCCAGGAAGAGACGAAGGCCCTCCGCTTCGGCACGTTCGTCCACGCGGCCGTCCTCGAGCCCCACACCCTGAACGACCTCTACGCGACCGCCCCGGAGGTCGACCGTCGCACGAAGGAAGGCAAGGAGACTTGGGCGGCCTTCGCCACGGCCAACGTCGGCAAGACCATCCTCGACGCGGAAGAGTCCGCCATCGGCCATCTCGTCGCCTCCTCCGCCCGCCACGCGCTGAAGCGTCTCGGCGTGGAGTTCGACGCGACCGAAGTCATGTACCACGTCGACTACAACGGCGTCCCCCTGAAGGCCGCTATCGACGGCGTGGCCGGCGACTACCTCTGGGACATCAAGACCACCGACGACGCGTCCCCTGCGGGCATGCTCAAGGCGATCCGCAATTACCGCTACAACCTCCAGGCCTACTGGTACCGCCTCGTCTACGAACTTGCCACGGGTCGCCGCCCTCTCGGCTTCCGCTTCCTCTTCGTCGAGAAGGAGCCGCCCTTCGCGTGCGCCGTCTGTGAGGTCGGCCCTGAGCTCATGTCCTGGGCCATCGCCGACTTCGAGAAGGCCGTGACCCTTTACAAGGAATGCACCGCCTCCCGAGTCTGGCCCGGATACTCGGAAGAAATCCAAGTCATCGACGTCAAGTCCACGACCACCGCCGCCCCCATCAACTTCGCCTAACACATGACCACACCGAACCAAGACCGCCCGCCCCTGAAGTCTATCGAGACTGCGGGCACCTATAAACTCAAACTCATCAAGCCCGCCTTCGACAAGATCAGGGCGTGGGAAGACGGCACCGTCTCCTGCCGCCTCTTCTTCCTCGACGATCAGGGCAACTGCCTGAGCAAGTCCTTCTCCTCGAAGTGGGGCAAGCCTCTCGCCATGCTCGTCGGTAAGTTTAGCGGGACGTTCACTCAGGAGCTGCGCCTCGACGCGACCCCTGCCGAGTTCATGGAGTACATCACCCCGGCCTGCGGCAAGACGTGCCTCCTCGGCGTCGAAGCCGAGCCGTCCGGCGAGTACAACGGCAAGCCCCAGTACAAGTACAAGCTGACCTACCCGAAGGGCAGCCAGAAGCCCGTCGTCAACGACCTCCCCAACCCCGAAGACGTTCCCTACTGATGAACAACCTCGCCAAGATCCGCGAGGCCCTGGTCGAGGCGCTGCTCAAGGCGCCCGACCTTAACCTCCGCCGCGTGCGTCGTCGTCTCGGCCTCTCCGGCCGCCAGACCCGCATCGCGTCACGAATCGCAAAAGCCCAGCGCAAGGCACAAGCCAGCGCATGAGCACCATGTCCGCCCCGACCCTTGTCCTGATCTCCGGCTTCGCAAGGGCCGGGAAGGACACCCTCGCCACGGGCATCCTTGAATGGTCGACCCGTCCGTCCCGCAAGAAGAACTTCGCCGACTACCTGAAGGACGCCGGGAATGACTTCCTGATGTCCCTCAACCTTGAGGGCAACTTTCACGACGACCGCTTCAAGACCCTGCATCGGGACTTCCTCGTCGCCGGCGGCCGTCTCGCCCGCTCCCTGGACGTCGACATCTTCGCCAAGAACCTCGCCAACTTCTGCCCGATCCAGATGGCGCCCGGTGAACTGGCCCCGGAGACCGTCGTCTGCTCGGACCTACGCTACGCGAACGAGGTCGCCGTATGCCAGGATATCCTGCACGACCTGGGCTGGCGCGTCCGCACCATCTACGTCGCCACCGCCGGCATCGGCCCCGCCAACCAGGAGGAGATGGACAGCATCCTCGAGATCCGCGAGAAGCACGCCTTCGACCTCGAGCTGACCTTCGCCCCTAACTCGCGGAACACGATCATGCAGGAGGGCCGCTATATCGCGAAGACATGGAGGCTCTGACCATGGAGGACGACCTGACCATCGAAGAGCGCATCGCCTGGGCCAAGCGGGCCGGC